CCGTTGAAACCACCACCTGATCCACCGCCGCCACCGCCGCCGCCAGCGCCAATGACATTTAAACCACCTAGTGTCAGTGCCGTTGCTCCACCACCACCACCAGCGGTAGCACCGTTACCCCAAGCACCTTGTCCTCCACCACCACCTTGGGCTGCTCCAGTACCACCAGATGATCCACTTGCCTCAGATCCAGTGCCTGTGTTGCCATCTTTATTATTAAATCCAGCGCCACCACCTTTACCAATATCAAATCCAAATGTTTGCGTTGTGTTAACAGAACCAGTAATTAAAGCTCCACCTCCACCAGATCCACCAATAGCTCCACTATTACATCCAGAGTTTTCATTATTATTAGCACCACCACCGCCGCCGCCCGCAACTCTAAAATCAATTCTTCTAGTAGATTCTTCATCAGTTACAGCAGGAGGTGTATATGTGCCATCATTTGTATATCTTGTGTATCCACTATCTTCATAATCTACAGTATATGTTTCAGCAGCACCCTTACCACCAGTTCCACTTAATGGTGCTCCAGTAGTTGGATTGTAGGGACCGCCGCCGTCAACAAAGTTAGTTCCTGTACCGCCACCTTGATCACCATCTTCGCCATCAGATGGACCCCAATCAAATCTAGGATCATTTAAAATTTCAGTAGGAATTAATACAGTTCCTCCTGAACCTCCAGCAGCACCAGAGTTTCCTGATCCACCACCTGATCCACCATAAGCATAAACAGTGTAGGCGTTTCCATCTAGATTAAAAGTAATGTAAGCATATCCAGCATCACCACCATTACTATTTGTACCTCCACCACCACCGCCAGGGGCTTCAATTTCAACTCTGATACTAGTAACATCACCCTCAGATGCGGCAACTGGATTCATATTAATTGTTCCTTCGCCATCTAAATCAGCATCTTGGAATGTGATTCCACCACCAGGAGTTTCAAAGATGTCTGGTTTTCCGCCAATAATAGTATCAGCATCAACAGTATACATTTTTGGATCTGGAGTTGTTATTACTGTCTCATAATATCCAGGTGATAGTCTAACAAGCATGGTGCCACCAGAGGCATTGTTACTAGTAGGTGTCTCGTCTGGAACATAAGCAAATGTGGTAGCAGCAAATTGATCCGCAATAATTTCAAAATCTCCATTATATTGAGAAGGAGTAGCACCAGAGATAGTAACTGTTTTTCCTACAGCATATCCATGTGGTTGTCCTGTAGTTACTAAACAATATCCAAGTCCAGCATCATATGTAATCGTAAGAATATCGACATATCCTGCTCCAGTAACTGGATACTCACCAGGAGTATCTGGTATTTCTGTTGTAATACCACCACGAAGTCCAATAGTCTGAATGCCTAACATGTCGTTAGCATTGTCATTTCCAGCAGGAACTTCTGGACCTTGTTCAGATCCAGGTTCCAACCTTTGTCTCAACTCAACAGTTTGATTTGGTTGATTTTGTAACGCTGTGGGAATATCAATAGTATGACTACTCCATCTAGCGTAGATAGCATCATATTGAGAGAATGCATCACTTTGATCTAGACCATTTTCATTTTTATAATCTTGTACTGATGGGAAGATACGTGTTTCAGTACCATCACTGAAGATACAATACAATCCTTCACCTGGGTTATTAGGTCTTTCTCCACCATTGCTATCATTTCCACAGATAGAATAAACAAAAAGTTGTGTATATCCAGTAAAATCTAGATTGTAGATAACACCTCTACTGACTTTTAATTGATCTGGATTATTAAAACCAGTTGCTGTAGCAGCATATCCAAACGCAAGATATCTGTTACTTTGAGCAATTGGATCTTTACCAAATCCTTCCCATTCACCTGTTCCAGGACCATGTGGTTCTAGTGAAATATCGTCATATTCTACAACTCGTGATGTTAAGTATGGATCAGCAACATCCCACTGAATGTTTGCTGGAGTATTAGGATCATTACCACCAATACCATCAGTGTTACCATACGTAGCAAGAGTTGGATCGTTCAGAACATCTGCTGTGATACCATGAGAGTGTCCGTATGGAATACCACCAGTTACATCTGGTTCAAAAACCGCAACCTGAGCATTAGTTCTATTATAGGTGACAGCAAATTCTTCCCAATCTACAAGACCAACTTCATTGTCAAATGATAAATCTGGTTCTACAGTAAGTAGTTTGTGGTTGTGTTCTACTGGTCTACTAAAGATATGATCTTCAATAGGTCCCGTTCTATATTCAACACTACCAGTCACATATGTAAAAATATCTCCAACAATATTATTATATCCTCTAGTTCTAACATCACCTAGAGTAAAGAATATACCACCCTCAAGGATTTGATTTTTACTAATATACCAACTACCACCAACTTGACCTACTTGGTTAACCAGAGCGTTCTCAATTGTTGGAGTTCCATCTCCATCAACACCACCCACACCAACAACAATTCTTTCTCTGTAATCAGGAAGATTAAATGTTCCAACGTTGTATGGATAGTCAGTGATAGTGTAATTTTTACTAAACTGTACAGTTGGATGACTACCCAACCCAGACATATCATATAATGTCGTACTAAATGTAGATGGATCTGTCCCATCTGGAAAAATAATTTTATAAGCAAATTCAGTATTGCTTAAACTAAGAGAAGTCAACTCAGCATCAGTTGGAGCTTCAGTACCGTAAAAATCATCATAGTCCCATTCAGCTGGATTTAGAACACCTAAACCGTTTCCAGCTGGTGTATCTGTAGTATCATCAATAAATCTAAAAGTTACTCCATAAGGATATGGAAGTTTTGTGGTTGAATTAACACCAACGTCTTGGTTAATAATAACAAACCAAGGAGTGCTAGAATCTGATGGTGATAATCGTACAATATTTTTAATACCACCAGGATCTGTTGATTGCTTGGGTTCTGCTATCGTACCTCCACCATAAGTATTGCGAATAGCAGCATAAAGTTGAGGATAGTCTCGAATCTTTACTGACTGACCATCACAATACAAATATCCCTTATATCCATACTCAGCAGATTCTCCACCTGTTCCAATACCACCATTATCAGCATCATTACCAGAAAAACTGTCTACAACAACTGGCAAAATAGATCCAATAGGAGCATAATTTGATTCATGCTCTTGCTTATACGCAGTAAATTTATTTCTGTATGAAACTGTCATTAGTATTTGATCAGAAATTCCTGAACGATATATGGTTGAACAAATTGATCTGCTTTATTCTCTGTATTTACACGAATTGAAAATGTAGAAACTAGAGATGCTGCAGGGATAAAAGATGGAGCTGTATTCAAAACATATGTATGTGGTTGTGCCTGAAAGTTAAGGAAGTGTCTATGAGTTCCATCATTACCAAATTGCTCTAGATCTACAGTAACGTTAGTCAAACAAGAATATCCTTCTCTATCGTCTAGTTTTACAGAATCAAATGGTAAGGTTGGATCACTATAGTTTGGACTCAAATAATGTGGACCTTTTTCTTCGCTAGTATCACCAGGGTCAACACCAGCAAATCCAGTACACTCACATTCTGTACCAAGAGTTCCAGTGTATGTGATGTTACCACATGTTCTTGTTTCAGCAGGGTCGCCACTGTCTTCACATCCAGAAGAAATACCACCCCATAAAGGATATCCACAGTTAGTTCCATCAGGAATCAAACACTCATATCTAATTCCAGCAAAGTCACAACCAGTGAAGCAAGCATTAAAATATCTTTTAACACAACTACCGAAAATTCCAGCACCGCCGCCGTATGACTCACCTCTCTGGTCGAAGTCAATTCCAGCTGCGTTTGCTGCCATTTGACATAAAATCTGATAAGTATTTTGATACCATCCACCGTCTGGCATCCCAGCATTACCTACATTTTTTGAAATACACAGAGTAGATTTTTTTCTGGCACTGTTTCTTCCACTAATAGCAAATTCATTCTCAATTAATGATCTCTGTCTTGTTCTCTTTCCACTATGAAAGTGTGCGTGTGGCATAAACGCAGTTGGGAGAACATCACTTTCATCCACATAATTACCAGCAGACCTTACAAATCCTGGTTGTCCTGTAATTTCAATTTGTTGTGATGGTAGAAAGAAATTACCCTGGTAAGCAATTTCGTATTGCGTACCAATATTACTTTCAACTGTCAATCCAACACCAGATTTTACAATTTCATTGTCGTTATCATCTTCTAAACGCAAGTCAACTTCAAATCCTAAATTAGATCCACTAGATGCTCTAAGTTTTTTAGATCCAAAATCAGGAACTTGAAACTGATTATCTAATAAGGTCTGATTTGGTTGTCTGTATCTTGACGATTGACCTACACCTAGAACAGTAGCTAATTCAGGAAAAATAGAGGCATCATAAATGGATCCATCGCATCTTAAATAACCAGCAGGCAAAACATCTCTTGTGGTATTATCATCTGGATCATTAGATAACAATTCTTTAGACCAATTAATAATAGTTCCAGTATTTGTACCTATCTTCGCTTTTTCTTTGTTGTAAAATACTGCCATTAAAATGCCCTCATTACAACCAGAGTGGTTAGAGATGGTGTGTTAGGATTAATTTGAATGCTCAAAGCCCTATCAACACTAACAGGAGCAATAGTTCCTGTCGTCATATTATTTATCAAGATTGTATTAGGTATTCGCATCTGTCCAAGAGTCATTTGGACATCAACTGTAAAGTGATTATGAGACGCAAGTGAAGTATTAACCCATGTATCAAAATTGTGATTTAGAGTACATGGATACGTACCACCAGAGCGAGTGGGAGCAACATTAGGACCAGGATAATAATTTAATCCACCGCTATATGTTCCTCTTGGTGGAAATAATCCAGTAACAGCGCCAACAGTTTGTGTATCTAAGCAACTATAATCATCCTCATAACTTTGAGTATTACCAAAAGCAGCAATGTTTCTAGATTGACTGACTCTAATAGCAGGAAGAGTAGGTGATGCACTTGTCATATCATGAAATTGATCCATTGTAGGTAAACTTTGACCCTGAATTGGATCGTACCAAGTTACCTGAACTTCACCAGGATTAAATCTATCTGCGGGAAGATCATTATCAATAGAATCAACAGAATCTCCAGTAGACCATTCACTATCTAATGGTTCAAAATTTCCAGGTTGGAACAAAGCAACATATCTACCACTAGGATCAGCAGAAGGATATCTATCACCTTCTGGTGGTCTTGGGTGAGTGTGCGCTGGTGTATGATCAACACCTAGTTTTCTAGGAATTGTTCTAAACGTTTTAAAATATGTTGGTTCTTGTAATGTAACCCCAGTTATCTTACCAGCTAACTGCGAATCTGGATCAAGTTGAAATTCAGCATCAACGTAAGAAACAATATTACTCAAAGGTTCGGCATCATATCCAAACTCAGTAATATATTGACCAATAATTAACTGATCTGAAGGATCTATTCTAGACGCTTCAATGTCAACCATTGACAAATTATTTAAGTTTGGTAAAACAAATAGATCAGTGTCAGTATAATTAGGAAAATCATTCTGAATACCTACTGCTGGTCCTCCTGGTTCTTGATAAGGACCATATGTATTACCAATCAAATTTGCCAGTAGAGGATAATCTATAGCACGTACAGTTTGACCCCTACAAACAATATATCCAGAAGGGATAGCATCTTCTGCAAGGACAGAGCTTGTTGATGCTCCCGTCCAAGGCATAATGGTCCCAATTGGGACCGCTTTTGCCGCTTTTATTCTGTTATAATTTGCCATTTATCAGACCTCCATTAACCACCAACCTTGAACTGAGGATGGGATGCCAACCTGACCATTGTTATCTGTACCTCCTAGGTATACTAGAGTGAATGCCGCAT